TAAGGTACCTACCCTATATATACGTTTGCGTCTACACCTCCAACAGAGATATTCATCGCAATCTGTATCCCACATTAGTGATTGTGTGCTTCAGATACTAATACTTCTAAATCTTCTACTGCTACGTTCTCATAGATTCTTCCATTCTTATCTACGATGTCATAGTGTGATACGTAGTGAGTGTTACCCTGATCATCTGGTTCTTCCATCTCGACTAGAGTGTGGTGCTCTGGGATTGTAGTTACAAGACCATAATCAGCGTGCTCTGCCATCTTTGCACAGATATGAGTCTCCTTACCCATTGCTTTAGCAATCTTCTTTCTCTTATTAAGAAGATACTTATCACTCTTATCGTGATCACCGTCGTTGTCGATGTCTTTGTCCTCTTTTCCTACAGGATCAAGTTTTTTCTTTGCTTGTTCTTGTAAGTGTTCAACTTCAAGACGAAGCATCTCGCGAATAGATTCTTTCATCAGATCAGATTTCTTAGGGTTTACAATAATCTTTGATTTTTTTTCAGAGAGTTCCATTTTATTTATCATCCTTTAGATGGTCAGCAGGTTTGTAAACAGGTTTTCCTGTCTTAGGATTTTTCATACCTGCCTTGTAATTTTGATATGCTTTAGTGTTGCCTTTTTTATCAGCGTTAGTAACAATCATTTGCTCATCAAAATTCATACTTTCCCTCCAAGAATAATTTTCTTTTTTGACCTTCTTTCTTGAAGGTTCATCGTAGTCAGACTTACCGTGTTTCTTTGTACCCGCTAAACCCTGACCTTGATTGTACCAATGAGATCCACCCTGTCTATCATCATTAAATTTACTATACTTACCGTGCACTCTATTGACGTGACCTTTATCCTTCTTGACACCTCTATTATCATCGTGGATACCTCTACGAATAGGAGCATTATACTTTGCACCGTAAGTACCTGATCCACCATAACTACGTGCTGATCTGTCTTTTACTTTAGTCGCTCTGTCTTTTCCCATATCTCCCTTTGGAGTTTCAGAAATAACAAATTTGGTTGACTTAATTATTTCTTCTGGAACACAGTTAGGAACTTCCTTTCCATTCTTAGTTTTAGTTGGAGGACTACCAATCTTCTTTCCATCCCAACACTTAGATGCTCCTACGTTCTTACGTGCTTGCTTTAGACCTTCCTCTACAGATACTGGTGTAACGTCTTCGTGTTCGATTACCTTACCATCTTTATCCTTTTGATGATGCTCTACAAACTTAACTGGAGATGATTTAGTACCTTTTTTGGGGTCTGGTAAGTGTGAAATTCTAGGGTTCTTAGGATCATCTGATTTAAAGTCTTTATGAGTCTTATCATAATCCTTCTTACTCATACTATACTTACCCGAACCTGTACTACCTTTAGGAATATTTCCTTTTTCATCAGGTGGAGCATCATAATTCTTAAATTCTTTTACAATTTCTTTTACCCTATGCAATACTCCCTCATACCTTGGTTGAGGATTTAATCTACGAGATTGAAAAGCAGGATTACTCTTTTCAAAATCAGATTGTTTATCATATTCCTTTTGCAATTTCTTTGCTTTATCATCAAGATACTTCTTTGCTTTGCTTGCAGACTTCTGCTCTTCAACGTGTTCTACCTCTTCTCTCTTGAACTGAGGATGGTTGTCTAACTTCATTCCTCTTTTCTTTTCAAGTGCTTCTTTCTTTTTTCTTGACTCTTCACCTGTATTATCAGAGTATCTATTGTCATACTTTTGCTCATATACAGCAGCGTATGCTTCTGCCATCTTCCTACCTGCTGATGCCATACCACTCACTCTCTTTTTAATTTGTTTGTCCTTTACCTTTTTAATCTCAGGAGAAGGATTTTTAAAATTCATATGACCTTGAACTTCTTTTGATGCTTTAGCAACGTAACCACCTAAAGTTTTCTTACTCAACTCATCAAGATGTTCAACCTCTTCTTTAGCAGTCTTCGCTGCTTTCTTGAACGCACCTTTCTCAGGATAGTCATCACTACCTGGTTTTGCTTTCTTCTCACCAGAACCTGCTGCAATCCTTTTTCTCTTAGCGTGGATATTAGCGTAAAGACCTGGTTTCTGCTCTTGTATATGCTCTACTTCTTCTGTTTTAGCAGATGCTTCTGATGGTTTTGCTTTTATAGTTCTCTGATTATCACAACAGGGATCTACTGTTGACTCCTTTTCCTTAACAGTATCAATTTTTGGAGAAGCATCACTTGATTTCATATTAAGTGTTGCTGCGTTTGCTGTCTCTACAAAAATCTTTGCTATTTCTTTTTGTGCACTGCCAGATGTATGCAAATCGATATACTCACTAGGGTTATCGGTGTTATGATTAGCATACTCTACGACATATCTGACACGTTGTACGTCTGAAGGACTATACTTCAATAGTTTTGTCGCTGTGTTAAGGTCCATTTGATTAATTATCCTATGATATTATTTAGACTTTCGGAAGTCGCTAAATTTCTTTATGCCTTGCCCAGGAGTCATTGCCTGTACTGCTTGTCTGTAGGTATCAGTCCCTATTTTCCAGTCATTTCCTGACCCATCATCAGCAGAATGATGTTTCTCTTTTACCTCATTTAGTGAGGTCAACCAACAACGGAATCTCCATCCGTGATGGTCTTCAAATATTGCATAGTTAGTTCCACGATGAACAATCTTACCTTGAACACCAGTGTCTAGGTGCTCAACTATCGTTCCCATATCAAAAATACTTTTGCGAACGTATGCTTCTCTAAGATTTTGTAAGTCTAACTTAGGAGCGATCTGCCAGAGTTCTTTAATCTCTACGTCCTCTTTTTCTTGAATGCCCATACCTTTACGTACTGCACCCATTAGTTGTTTTGCTACTGATTCATCTTTTCCAGGAATACCTTTAGCAAAATCTTCTAGGTTTCCTTCAGCAGCGAATGCACGCATCTTAGATGCAGACATACCTTCAACACCTTCAGCATCAGGATCTCTTTGTCCACCAGATACTACCTTGAGTTCTTCAAAGTTGTATGCTTGACCATTATATTTCTGTAGGAGATCATTAAATTCTGCTACCCTATCACTACCAACAACCATTGTTACTGAACTGTAACCCTCTTCATTGATAGAAGATAATACATTGAAAATGTTTCCTTTATCAGGATCATTTTGTATTGCATTTGCGTGGTCAGGAAACATCTTCTTAAGATAGTTTATCTTCTCCGCAGGTTCCAATGGATTTTTCTTTGCATCAACAGTACGTGATGGATAAATCCTGTATTCTCCTCCTTGAGAAGACTCTGCAACTTTAGATAAAAGTTTTTCGTGACCCACAGTAGGAGGATTGAACCTTCCAAAAGTGATTGCAATGCTTCCAAGATCGTTTACTGAATCGTTACCTTGTTGTTCAGCAGCACCTTCTTCAGCACCTGCTTGTGCCTGTGCTGCTTCATCACGAGATACTGTAACCAGTCTCTCACCACCCTCTGATTTTGCTACAATCTGACCTGTGCGATCAGCATAGTAACCGTGACCAACGTGTTGAAGACCTCGTTTCGCTGCTGCTTCTCCCGCAACAGTACGTGCTTCTGATAGGAATTGCTTAAATTTCATAATACTATTTATCAACCCCAGTTCTTTTCTATATTAAAGTTAGTTTTACTAAACTCTAGTCGGTCAACTAACTTTATAGCGGAACCAGATTTAATTGCTACAAAACCTTCTGGTGCTGTAACACGATAACCATTGTCAGTTTTGATGTAAGTACCAATAGTATTTACTTTTGATAACTGACGAACAATATACATCTTACACTCAGTTAAATTCATATAAGATGCTACTGTCATATAGATTGGTCGTGCATTAGTCTTAATAAACTTTAGACCATCGAGTTGTATCTGTTTATATTTATTCTTTGTCGCTTCTGTTTTCTTAGAATCAATCTCTTTCTGCAATGCTCCCATATAAAATTTTTCAAAAGCATTAGATACATCTGCTGTACTAGAAAACTTTACACCTTTTTTGATAAAACTATTAAAGAATAATTTAAACACTTCTGATAGTAAAAACTTACCACTACCTGTCTGCCCTAGAATATCTAAGAATTGTGATGCTTGTTTTAGAGAACCCTCTGCACGGTTTGTTGCTGAGATAAACTTAGATAATGTAGGTCTATCAAATGTAGAGGCACCTGTTGCATCTGTAAAGTTAGATGAGAATACTGCTACGTCTGAACTCTTCATAGAATCTGTGTTAACACCAAATGATGCTTTCATATCTCTAACTGTTCCATTACCACCGCTATATTTTGTATGGAATACTATACCCATCTTTGCAATTCTAATTTTTTTACCCATCTCACTCTTTACAGGTACAGCGTAAGTAATAGTATTAGGTGTAAACACATAACAAGATTCTCCATTTACTTTTCTAGTAATCACATCATTATAAAAAAGTAAATCTCCTTGGACAACACCTTTGATACCTAACTTAGGTAAATATTCTAAACAAACCTTAAGTTTATCTGCTAGTTGACCTGCATAGTATGTGTCTATATCATTATTGCTTCTACAAATTTTTGGTGTTCCTTTATTAAACACTGCTTTAGTTCCAACAAAGAATTTTCCTGTGGTAGGATGCTGTCCACATACAATAGCAGGTGCACCATCCCATTTAGTAGTGATTCTTATATTAGAGTGTGGTTCTGTTAGCATAAGACCTAACTCTCTTAGGATCTTAATAGCATTTCTGCCACCGTTAGACCCATTGTTGAGTATATCGTCTTCTAAATGTTCGAGGTGAGTGTTCTTCATACTATCCTAGTTTAACATCTAATCTGATTACTGGGTTATATTGTGTGACACCTTGTAGACTGGCAGGAATCAACTCTTTAGGACCTTGAACACCCTTTCCCAGTTGCCTTGACTTTGGAAATGTACCTTGTTTCTTTTTAGAAAATCTTGGATTTACTATTGAACAAAACTCTTGTACTAATTTCTTAGTGATTGGTCTCACACCTTTTTCTGTCAGTATATGTGTTGCTATTTGTAGAGGTTTTCCTTTTAATGTCATCTTTCCTGTCATTGATTCTTCTACAAAGGCACATCTAAATTCATCATAAACTGATCCGACACCTTCCTTACCTTTAGTTCCTATAACTTCTATCAATCTTTCTTGTAGTGCTGCTGCATTTGGATTGTGTTTGACCAACGAGTCAATATCATTACTCGTCATATATTTATTTGGAAAGAATGCTTCTACATCATTAATTATCGCTTGAATATTTGCCAAAGTATTACCATCTGTACTGGAACCTTTACCTCTAGCAATTTTTTTATATATTTCAGTAAGTGCAGTTATATTAGTTTCTATCATTGAACTACTAAGTTGAAACGAATCTCCATATTTCATAGAGCATTGAAATAACTTACCGTTCTTATAAAAAACTATATCAGATTTACTTCCCGAACCCATCTTTTCAAANGANGCATAAAATTTTAAACTTTCATTCGTGGATAAGGTCTTTGCAAGTTTATCTACTACTTTTACAGAGTCTTTTTGTACTGTACTGTTTGCTTTATTCCAATTTGTTGCAGCGTCTTCTTTAGTTGTTAGTTGTTTACTAGACAAAACTTCTGGATTACTAAGACGACTATATGCAGTGTGCAATACACACCATTCAAACTGGGTTCCTTGATCTTGTGCCATCGACCTTTTCTACTATTTAGAACGTACCTTGTTTTTTATATAAATTCATAGCAAAACAACGTCTTCCTGCTGACGTAACTGGCACTTCGTGTTGCATCTTTGCATCAAATATTAATAGTTGTCTTGCTGACACATAGTATGGATTACGTCCATCAAACAATATAGGTGATGCACCATCATCTATTTTTAAATATCCAACAGCAGCAAAATCAGCAGGAAAATGACAATGTGGTTTCACATAGTTTCCCTGCTGATAATCTGCACCCCATATATCTTTAGCATAATATTCTACATCTGTGGTTCCATCATTCAATCC